GCAACAGGCTTTGTTCTACATCATCCACATCCGGGTCTTCGTGTACACCGTCGTGCAGTTGGTCATAGCTCACGCCGAGTTGTTCACACCACGCGTGCATCTGATCCATGCTGGTTTGGGTTTCCACCTCATAGGCGTCTTCACCTTGCAGGCGGAAGTAGCACCAGGGGAAGTAGGTACCGAACTGGCTGTGCTCCAAGGCATAGGCCTGATCGATTGCCGGGTAGGTACCGGAGCCGTGCAGGTAGGTGAAAAACCCGGTCTTGCCGGTGGAATCGGTATAACGGCACATGTGGAAATCGGCGGTGTTGTCGAGTGATGCCATGGACGCCGTAACACCCCGGGTCACAAAGGTGCCGTTGGCGTCTTTGAACTCGTATTGGATCGTCACATAGTCTTCGGTCGCAACGTCGCTCACTTCGTACGCTGGCTGCTCTGCATACTGGCCCATGCCGCTGAGGGTGTTGAACGGTGCCGACGGCCGATAACCCGACCGCGGTGATGGCCCCAATTGCGTGAGCATCCCGGTGTCATTGGTGCTGAGCATCCAATTGAAGTCTTCACGCAGGTAAGTTGCTTTCATGTCGGCCAGGTAACAAGCAAAACCAGTAGAGGCAGTGAGCCCCGCCAGTTTGTTGGTGGCGCCGTCATACCCAAGGGCATCGTGGCAGTATTGCCAGCCGAAGTGCATCGAGTTCAACGGGCCCATGTAATAATACTCAACGTTGATCGTACGGCCAATGTTGGCCTCAATCGCGCTGATTACTTGGTCCTTGGCTTTAATGTAGGTCGTTACCTGGGCCGAGGGGATGCCAACCTCGTAGCCTTTGTTTTGGGTGTTGTACATCGCAGTCATGGCACGAATGCCCATGCTTTGTGAGATCTCATCGAGCATCGACGGCACAATGTCCTGTTCCTGCATGATCCCCTTGATGAGGCCATTAAGTGCGCTCGTTGGGATCTGTTCTTCCTCAAACACCGGCTGAACTGTGACGTTCACTGTGTAAGTGGTCTTGCTGCTGAAAAGCCCCATGAATTGCTCCAAAAGAAAAGGGGAACCGAAGTTCCCCTATCCTACCATGCTGGTTTAAGCCCCGACGCCGCCAAGCAGCGCAGTAACCGCACGACCCACGTTAGGATCGCTGAGTTGGTTGGTCGCATCCGCGACTGTACCAACGTCGGTAGTTCGTCGAACGTTCCACGAGTCGATCATGATCTTGGCCGCTTTCTGTTCTGCATCGCGCTTGAAGCCTTCAGATTGCGCAGCGTACAGAACAATTTGCTTACCAATCACCGAAGCCGGCTCGATGCCCACACCGGAGGTCTGTGCCTTCTCGGTTGCTACCTTCTGATTAACCAGAGTGGTTTGCGCCACGACTTGCAGGTTCTGCGACTTGTTGATGTCGAATTGCGATTTAAGTACGCACTCTTCAGCCAACAGGTTGTTCAGTTGTTGCTGGACGTTGATTGTCTCAGCATTGAGCTTGTTGACCTGGGCTTGTACCAGTTCCTTGTTGATCAGCTCACGTTCCAGCTCGGCTTCAGCCAAGAGGATCTGAACTTCGGTCAATCGCACTTGAGCATCGACCAGTGCTGCTTTGTTCGCCGCTTCGTCCTTCTGAAGCAAAAAGACCACAGCGTTTTGCAATACTGGGTTCAGTGCATTCAGGTAGACGTTTGCGTAGTCGGCCCCTCGAAGGCGTCCTTTATTGAACTCCAGTTCGAGGTGACTGACCATTGAACGCATCAGGGTGTCGAATGCCCCGGTACCGTCAACCTTGGCCTGGGTCAGGTCGTCAAGGGTAATCAGGGTAGTCGGCATGGTTGATTAATCCTGACGAGTGCCGTCGGCCATGGCCTGACGCTGGGCCAAATCTTTCAGCTCACCCTTGGTCAGCGGCGGCAGAACCTGGATGTTGAAGGCGGGCACGTTGCGCGGGGTTACGACTTCGATACCGGCGCGGCCAGTCTTCTCACGGTCGAAGACCATGTATTCCTTTTCCATCAGACCGTCGTACAGCACTTTTTCAATGTGCCATTCGCGGTTGAATGGGATGAAACGCTGGACGGTACCGAAGTTCTTGTTCGAGATGCACAGCAGCTCGCCTTTCAAGTTCTTCTTCTGCGGGTCCATGCAGGAGACGCGAACGCGGACCAGGGCCATCGCTTCACGGCGCAGGCGGTTCTTGCGTTGGCCTTCGGTTTCCGGGCCGGCGTCAGCCACTTCCTTGACCAGCATCGCGTCAGCCAGCGAAGGCATCTTGGTGACTTCGACCGGCGACTTGATTTCGTTTTCAACCGGCGCTTCTTGCACAACGGCAGGTGCCGGGGCAGGCTCAACCGCTTTGACGGCGGGAGCGGGCGCAGCTACTGGAGCTACAGCGGCGGAAGCCGGTAGTGGGGTAACAGGAGCGGTAGTTTGTTCGGTCACTGGCTTAACACCTTGAATTGCAGCGTTCACGACTTCGCGGAGCTTTTCTACGCCCCAGCGACCGTCAATAGTAATCCCCAGCTTAGTAGCTCGGGTTTTTAGGGATTCGAGTTCATCAGGTACAGCAGGTTCATCAGACATTGCGTTTCTCCTGAAACGGTGCGAGTTGTACCCAAAAGGGGAGCCGAAGCTCCCCTAGTGGTTTTACGTTGCCGTTACAGGCGGGCGACGGTCAGGATCAAACCGATGCGCTCGGAACGCAGGGTCATGAAGCCGTAGTACCACTTGATGGCCATGAAGCCCATCTCGCCGTACGGGTCCAGGCGGTCAGCAGTTTCAACACCCGGCAGCTTCTTGATGATCTTGAACTTCACCGATTTACCGTCGGTTTGGAAACCAATGGTGGTGAACGAACCGTCGCCGATGCAGAGCATAGGGAAGACGTCGTACTTGGTACCGTTGTCGTGGTTGGCAGCATCACCAGCCTCGATAGTGGCGCCAGCACCAGCCCATTTCAGCATTTCCGGCACGATGATGATGCGGAACTCATCGATCTGGCCGATCTCGCCGATCAGGGTTTCGCCACCGGCTGCGTACTTCTCAACCGAGATGAACGCCGGGTTGTTGTGCATGTCCTTCATGCCTTTCAGCGTCGGGATCAGTTCGGAACCGCAGTGCAGCGGACGGGCGCCGGGGATGGTGCGGGTGTCGGTCAGTCGGGTACCGTTGATCTGCGTGATGTTACGTGGGGTACGGTTGTTGGTGAGCTGAATGCCCAGGCGCAGCAGGTCGTCGTAGCTGACCAGATCGTTCGAACCGATGGTGGCTTTCGAGGTTGCATCGCCAGCGTAACGAATCACACCGGCAGCGTTCAGAATGTCGATCTGCAAAGCAGCTTCGGACATCTGGTGCGCGCCGTTCACCATTTCACGGGTGATGTGCATGTCCAGCTCTTCGTCGCTGTCGAAGTCCAGGGATTCCTGGGTGAATTCTTCGTAGAAACCGAATTTTTCCAGGGTGCCTTCCAGCTCGATACGGGTGAAACCAACGCGGTTAACGCGGCCGCCGTGTTCGGTAAGGGCTGGCAGCTTACCGGTGATAACACCGATGTCCTTGCTGGAGCCATACAGGTTGCCGTTGGCAATGGTCGCGCCGTTCGCGTCGATACCCTGGTCGTTGACGTTGCGGTCGTCGAGCAGCGGGATGTAGTGGAACTTGGTGATCTTCTTGCCCATGTTTTTCGGCATGACGGTAACGTCGGCCAGTTGGGTGAAGAACTGTTCCTTGCGCGCTTCGATCAGCGCCTGTTTCTGGTGATATTCTTCATAGGCCTGTGGGCCGATGCTCGAAGGGGTACCCGGCGGGGCGTTATAAGAAGCCGGCTTGTAGGTGTTTGGAGCTGCCATCGTTGGGTTTCCTTTTTACGGCTTGGATTGTTTCAAGAATTCTGCATCGCTCATGCTGAGGAATGCAGGTTGCTTGGTTTCTTCTGTTGCTGTCGTTACACCCTTCGATGGGGCAGCAGCGCGACGGCGTTCTTCATCAGCCTTCGTGGCCGTGGAAGTCTTCTTGCCCGGAGTGACCAGTTTGGTAACCGGACCTTTCGGTGCAGCGGCTGGAGCGTTGAACGCACCGGCTTGTGCCATTTCCTGGCCAATCTGGTTGTACGCTTGCATCAGCGGAACACCATTCAGACTGCCCAAAACTTGTTGCCGATTCACTTCGTCCATGACTTTGTCATAAACACCGGATTCCATTTGCTGAGTGAGCTGTCGCAGCGACTCAGGGTGGCTTCCGATCAAAGCTTGAGACTTTTGATCCCAACCTTTCATTTCGCCGACAAGTCGGTCGAAGTGTTCAGTACCCTGGATTTCCGTTACAACTGCGTCGAGGTCCATAACTGCTTCGCTCGGTGCGCGAGATTCTGCGCGGTAAGCAGCAACTTTGTCTTCGTCGATGTCATGAACGTCAATCTTCGAGTCTTTCAGCAACTTGCCGATAGCTTCGGGCTTTCCTGCCATCAAGTCAACAGCGAATGCCAACTTTTCATGGTCAAGTAGGCCATTTTGTTCAAGAACTTTCACATAACCCAAGTTCTTCTTGTTTGCGGCCTGTTTCTGCGAATAGTTGGCACCCATCTGCATAAGACGAATTGCTTCGTCAACAGACTTCACTTTCATGTCGCGGCCGTTCGCACGGAAGGTTTCAAAGATGCGTTCGGTGCCATCAGGCAAACCAATGGAAGAAGGTGCAGCATCCGTCTTGGCAGCCGCAGGTTTCTCTACTGGCTTGCCATCCGCGCCCATCTCTGGCTGCGTTTGATCATCTTCGTCATTGCCGTCGTCATCTGCGCCAGCTTCAGCCGGTTTGCTCCCTTCAGCCGCCGCTTGGCCTTCTTCGTCAACTTCCGGGGTATCAGTTGCAGTAACGTCTGTAGCGCCAGTGTTGGCGGCAAGTGCTTCGGCAGCAGCCTGGGCTTCAGCATTCGAAGTGTCCTCGGTATGGGTTTCCGGGGTTTCAACAACAGCGGCAGCTTGTACTTCGGCCAACTTGCCAGCGCCTTGCGCCATGAAGTCAGCATCGGACATCGTCAGGAAGTCAGACATGGCTTATACCTCCAGGTCCGCAACGAGTTCTTCTTGAAGCAACTCTTGGTGTTCGATCATGGATCGGTAGGCCACGTCGGCGGAAGTACGCACGGTGCGAAAGAATGCGTTCAACTGCGCAATGGCAGACAGGTCGCGGACTACGTTCTCGCGGGCTTGCGGGGTTTCGCAGGCCGGGTCGGCCAACAGCAGGGTCAGACGGTGCGATTCACGCTCCATGTAACCTTTCATGATGAGCGAGTTGAAATCGGGGTGTTCGAGCAGACGGTCGAGGGATTTGCCGCGTTCGACAATCTCTTTGCACTGTTCGATGGTTACTTCGATCTGTTTCACAGCATTGCCCATTTGGGGTGCTCCTTGATGTGTTTAAAGGGGACTTCAGGGGAAGTCCCGCATATTACTGGTTGTTGTTACGCAGCGCCAGGCTTATTCAATTGAGAAGCCTCTTGCTGACGGATAATCGACTGAACTGCTTGCAATCGTGCCTGACCATCAGCTTGGCGGTCAAGTGACTCCAAGTTGCGCTCTTGATGCACACCAGACTCTTGTTCAAGGAAGTCGAGGTTGGTTTTGTCTGCGCTCGCGTTGAGTGCATTGGACTTCGCCACTTCGGTACCTTGTTTGACCTGATGCAGTTGAGCGTTGGCACCAAACTGTGCAGCTCGCGCTTGCTCGGTAACGATCTGCGCTTGTAGCAATGCGAGTTCCAGTTGTGCTTTCTGTTGCGCCATTGGGTCCGGTTGCGGCTGATAATCCTTAATCTGCTTGGCCAAGTCCGGCATTTTACGCAACCGCGCGATATCCGACAGGATCATTGCGGTTACTTCCCAACCTGCGTTAGGACCGACCGTTTGCAACATGAACGACAGTTCAGAGGCCTTGGCGTTGTCTTCTTCAGCGGTGGAGATGCTCAACGAGATGTCGAAGTTACCCGGCAAGTCATCCCGGCGGATATCCACGAATGAGTCGTTGGTGACCCGGATCACCTCACGGTCATCCAAGAACACGGCGTTCATTGCAATGATCTTGCGGCCGGCCTTCACAACCCCGGAAGCAATGCGCCGAAGGATACCCATCTCACGTTTCGACGCCGCATCCAGTGCACCACGCACACCCGTAGCAGTATCGCCCAGCGAAGCCCCAGTCAAACCACCCGAGAAAGCCTGGACCCCGGTCATGGCCTCGGCTTGCTGGTTTTGGCTCTGCACCATCTGCCAGGCCGAGGTCGGCAGTTCTTGAAAGGTGTGGGTGTGGATCGCTGTGCGCGGGTCATTGCCCGGGTTGAACTGGTAGTCGCGCCCTTCTTCGAATTTGCGCTGGTTAACCGCGTCCAACGCACCTTTTGCAATACCGGTCTGGCCGTTGGCAGACTTGGCCAGTACATCGATCATGCCGCGCTGTACCGCACCAATTGTCTTCTGGTTTTCGATCAACAACGAACCGTCGCTCTCGCCATAAACTGATTCGAATACCGGCAGGTACGGGATTGCCACGAACGGAATTGCATTGTCCGGGAACGGGTTCTCTTCCATACGGATCAACACGTCACCGGCCCAGGCGGCAACAAACGGGGTCAGCTCGCCTTTACCGTGCACATCGCGGAAGCCCCAGTATTCGTACACCACAAACTTGGTTCGGGCCTTGTCCGCAAAGTTGAAGGTCTTGTCCTTGGCATTCACTGAGTAATCCGGCTCAGACAACGGATTCGATTTGTCGGCCTTGATCTTGTCGAGGTTTTTATAGCGCCCGTCCTTCTTCAGCTCCGCATTGCTGGACAGGAACTTGTGCACCACAAACCCGGCATTTTCCAACACACCGTTACAAGATGGATCGACGATAACGTTCTTGTGCGATACCACTTCCAAAGTGGGATGGTTCGCGAGAACTTGCTCGTATTCCTCTTCAATCATGCCAACTTGGTAGGGCGCGTAAGGAATGCCGTCGGTTTCGTAGGTTTCATGCGCAAGTCGATAGCCTTCGTCCACTTCGTAATACTGCGAAGGGGATTCAGCTTTCAGTTGATCTAACTGCTGCATGATCGGCAGGTATTCCGGGTTCTGCGTCAGCTCGTACTGTGGCACCGTACGCTTGGCTTTCTTCGTCTCCCGCTTCCAGCCGATCTTGAGGAACGCTACCCCGGTATCCACCGCACAACGCACCATCGTATCGACCAGATGTTGCTTGTCGATACGCGTGTTCAACTGGTTGTTCAACAACAGGCCATTTTGAATAGCGGCACCGCGGTCTTCCCAGGTGACAGGCTTCAGCTCGAAAATGTCCGGCGAAGACAGGAAAGGTTCCGACAGCGAAGCGTATCGCCACTCTGCTTGTTGGCGGATCGTCTTCGGCTGCACTTGGGACTTATTCGGTAGCTTCGGTGCAGCACCTTTATTTTTGGTGTGCAGAAAGTCCAACCACAGATCAATCTGCGCCACTTGAGCGCTATGCGAGTTCTGCGATCCGTCCAGATCCACCTTTAGCTCAGAAAGAGTTGGTTCTTTCGCCCAATCCGTTAAGCTATGCTCGTTCTTGGTAACGAGCGGTTGTTGTTCATCAGGTGCCATTGGCACATCTCCTAAACCAGAAAAGGAAGCATCATAGTGGAAATCGTTAAACTTCACCCGGATTTGATCGCCCCAACCCGCGGATCTGACGGCGCGGCAGGTTATGACCTGTATATGCCCGCAAGCGGCAGTAACTTGAGCGGTTCCGCAGGACTTCACGGACTTGGCTTCGCTGCCAAGGTTCCGGCCGGCCATGTTGCATTGATTCTGCCACGTTCGAGCGCCGGTGTGAAACAAGGCATTCGTTTGGGCAATACGGTAGGCGTAATCGACAGCGATTACGAAGGTGAGTGGAAGGTGAATATTCAGGGTCGGCCCGGTGATGTTATTCAGTGGGCGGCAGGTGAGCGTATGTTTCAGTTCATTGTTGTGCCAGTTGCCACGCCTGCCTTGCAGTTCGTGGATCAGTTCACCAATTCCAGCGCCCGCGGTGCTGGTGGTTTCGGGAGCACAGGCAAATGATGTATATCGGGACGAAAGTCGTTAAAGCATCCGCGATGACCCGGGGCACTTACAATGTGTACCGTGGTTGGGAGCTTCCGGCAGATCAGAATGGCGAGGACGCCGGTTATCTGGTCGAATACACTGACGGCGGTGCGCCTAATCATTCTGCGCACGTCGGCTATATCAGTTGGTCCCCGAAGGCACAATTTGACAACGCATACCGTAAGACTGAAGGTCTTACCTTTGGCATAGTTATCGAAGCATTGAAGCTGGGTTCGCGCGTAGCTCGCGCAGGCTGGAACGGGAAGGGCATGTTTGTTTACTATGTGCCACCAGGTTCCTACCCGGCCCGCACTGGCGCTGCACTCGACTACTTTGGTGAAGCTCCAGTGCCGTACAATGCCTACTTCGCGATTAAGAACGTCAACGATACCGTAAGCACCTGGGTGCCGAGCATCAATGACTGTTTGGCGGAAGACTGGCAAGTTCTGTAATTTCTGCGCCATGTGAATGGACGCGAACGGGCGGGAGAGCAATCCCGCCACCTATTCAAAAAGAAAGGAGCCAATCGGCTCCTTTTTTCGTTTATGCCCAGCCTCCCCGCCGGAGCTGACCGGTATCCTGCTGGAAGTCCATGTCCATGCCGACATCGTCCAAGCGCGTGCATTCGGCGTTAAACAAGCCGAGGAATGCGTTTACCCGGTAGGTTCCATCAGTCAGGCCGACCGGTGTGTGCAAACGGCTAGCCACGTACAGACACAGCGCCCACACGTAGGCCACTGGCAACTCGACTTCGATCATTTCCGGGTCAATGTCGCCGTAGCAGTCACCGATCTTGGTCGGCAACGAGCGATACAGGACCACCACCTGCCGTACCGGGTGCACATTGCGCATGTGCTCCGGCACTTCGAATACTAACTGACTGCGGAAGCTCAGCGAGTTTGAGGTGAAGTCATTGACCCGGATCACATTCCCGCATTCGTCAGTCACCTTGTGCAATTGCAGGAAGCGCCCGCGCACCTGGGTGTCGAACTTGGTCAGGTCATATAGGGCCACCGCCGGATCGATCGGCACTTCGACGCGTCCAATGCGCAAGTCGAAACGCGTGTGCAGATCAACCAGCCCTTGGTTCATCACATCGACAATACCCTGGTACTGGTCCGCCTTGATCTTTCCCGTGACCGGGTCGATGCAGTTCAGTTGTTTCAGCTCACTGGTTTCCAGTTGGCTGAAGATGTAGTTCAAGTTCATTGTTACCTCACGCTAAGTAGTTGGCCAGTGCCCCAGGCTGCGGGGTGTAGTCATCATCCCACATTCCACCACCTTCACGCTGCTCAATGTCCTGTGAGGTAGGCGCTACCGGGCGCATCACCGAAAGCATCGAGATTGTGTCAATGAAGTCATCTTTCTTCGAACGGAAGCCGCTTGCCGAGGCAAGACTCAACTCGTTCATCATTTCCATCATGACCTGCCCGCTCTTGTCCTCTTCCGGGAAATAAATCTTGTGCAGCTTGAACAATGGCACAACTGTGTTGAATCGCTGCATTTTGTTGGTGTTCGGTCGAATACCCGGCTTAGAGCTATTGTTCTCCGAGGTCATGACAAAGAAGATGTTCTTCTGGATCATCATGTCCTGAATCCAGGAAATAAAGCCCCCTTGTTGGCCGGATGCTTCAATACCTACACCCATAGGACGCCACTTCGAAACCAGTTCAAAGAGATCAGTCAGGTTGGCCGACATGTCCTGCCGTTTGCAGATGCCATCCACCCAGTACCAATCACCGTTGTAGTTGTAGGCCCACACGCTTATTACGCTGAAGTCGGCCGCTTGCTTCTCGCTCGTGGCAAAGTCAGTGGTGATGTAGAAGTTGAAGTTGGATTTGAACTGCAACACGTTCTTTTTGCGGTACCAACTGATCTCACCGTCCTGAATCAGTCGATCTTCGTCGGACATGATGCGAAGCATCAGCTCTTGGTTGAAAGTATCAACCTTGCCCACCTTCATCGCAGTATCGAACTTCTTCTTCACGAAGCTGTACGGAAAGCGATCAGGCCAGGCGCCACAGAAGTCTTCTTCTGCACAAGGGAACTGATTGCACACAGGGTACACGTTGACCCGCCAAGCGCCAGATTCGACCGCTTTATACAGCGGATCTTTGGCGTTGAAGGGGGTACCGGACCAGATGATCATGTTGCGTGCCGGGTGCAAGGCGTGATCCACAGCTTTGTAGATTGTGTCCTCAACGGCGGCAATAACCGTCGGCGAGCGCGCATCATCATCGGAGATCAAGTCATCGAGCACTGCAAGCCGGGGCCGCTTACCCATTTCCTTGGAACCCCGTACACCGGTCTTGGCGCCGTAACCTTTGACGATGAACACGTTGCCATCAAGGTTGACGAACTTCCAGCGGATGTCAGTGAACTCGGTACCCCCTGGACAGTCTGGAGACTTGGCCGGCATGTACTTCTTGAGGAAGTCGCTGTTCTCGTAGCGGAACTCCAAGTTCTTGCGCATGTTCTTCACGCCGTTCTCCATACTGTCGGAAACGTACAGAGCCAGCTCAATACGCCCGAAGTTTGGCAAACCGCCGTACATACCGATGTACAAGAACAGATATTCCCCCATCAGCGTGGTCTTTGCCGCGCCTCGGAACACCATGTTGGCAATCCGCGGGAATCGGTTGACCTCGTGCTTCTCATCGTACTCAATGTATTCAATCTCATCGAGCATGTGCAAGTGCAGCACGGGTGTCTCGTTTTCCTCGCCTTGCCCGCCATTCACCAGCTTGATGAAGGTTACGAACTCAAGTGCGAACTGCGAGGGCAAATAGTTCGGGTCCATGCTGTAATCGACCCCATCCAACCAACCATCAACAGACTGGTAGACTTCATCGACGGCGACTTCCATTTCGGTGACTTGCATCATTTCTTTTCACCCAGGCCCCAGAATTTTTTGTAACCACCCTCAGCATAGGAAGCCGCATCGCTTTCCTTATCGAACATGCGGTACTCACGGTTCTTCATGGCGAAGTCGAAAGCTTCATCGTCACCCAACTGCACCAGCTTACCGTCGGGCTTCTGCACGATAGTTGGGTACGCCACAAACCCGTTATCGACACCGCCGTAGGCCATGCGGTGAGTGGACACCGAGCCGTCACCATTATCAATCGTCGGGTACGAACCCGGCTTGAGGATGCGCTTCTCGAAGTTCAGCTTCGTATCATTCGGCACCACCGGGCTCTGGATCTGCGTACCAAAGTTGCGGATCGCGTTGTCCTGCGGCGTGCCCCATTGCCCGAGAATACCCAACTGCGCCCGTTCATCATCACGATCCGGGAACAAGCTGGAGAACCCTGGCACTGCCTTATCAAAAATACTCATTGCGCTTGTACCTCAAATGGAAGGCGCTGAGCCGCGACCTCTTTGGCATTACCGAAACCCCCCAGGATATGTGCACGTTGTTGGTCGGCCAAGTCCTGCATCTGCTTACGCACAGCCGCCATGGTGTCGCCCACTTCCTCGCTGATATCCAGCGTGATCTTGGTCTTCTCCGGTTGCTTGAGCTGCCCCAGCACACTGTTGAGCGCCTCCACGCGCACCTTCTCGCTCGACGCATTCATACCCAGGTCAAACTGTGCATTCAGCGCCTGCTGGTACATGTCCTGATTGCCGATCCACGCGGGGATCAACGCCTGCTCCATGATCAGTGTTACCAGCTTCGACTTGTTGAAAGCCGACACATACGAGCTGATATCCTTCTGGCTTACGCCCCGCGTCACGAAGTCCTGATATTTATCAGGAAAGGTCGCGATATACGCATCCAGATTGCTCTTGTTCATCATCTTCTGCGTGACGTACTTCACGGCACCGAGATAACTCTCAAGCTTGAACTTCCCCTCACGCAGCACACTGGTGTGCCCAATCATGCGCTCACGGTAAGCTTCTGCCAGGTTCGGGTCAGCCAACAACGCATTGACCCCATCCATCACATCTTGCGTCACATTCCCCCGGAACTGTGCCGGGAGCACCATCTTGAACTCTTCCGGTGTCAGCAAGTCAGTCATAGTTTCAACCCTGCAAATTCAGCAAGCACACAGACAACATTATCCACAGACGTGGTCTGTCGCGCACAAGT